AGTCACACTTATATTGGAGAAGAACTAAATGCCTATTAAATTCAAGGAAAGCGAAAAAGATCGTACAGGTAAAGAAACGCATCATTACATTCATACCACATCTTTAAAGGATCTATATGCTGCTATGACGAATAGCAATACAGCACCCAAGAGAAAGAATAAAGTGCGTAATGAGTTAGTGAGACGTGGACAGCCTCTGGAACAGTCGGCAGAATAGTCGCCATCTCAGATAATGTCAGTATGAACGACTAAATAGCGATAGTTAAAGGCACTCAGTGTCTTGTGGGGGTGTTTTGATTGGCACTCCCATCTATCGTTGTGTACTGACTGGAGAATCTAGATGAATAAGCAATGGCACCACATAATCCCCAAAGAGCTTGGCGGCTCTGATGATGAAAGCAACTACGTTCTTCTAACTACGCATGATCACGCCAACGCGCACATGGATCTCTTCCGAAAGTATGGCAACCCCGCAGACTTGGCTGAGTTTCGTGCGCTGTCAGCACAAGCAAAGATTGAATCGCAGGGCAAGACATCTAAAGCTGATGCACTAGATGGAGCTACCCATGACCAAACGCCGCAGAAGTACCCCAGGTATGGTAAGGGCATCCCCAAGAAGCCTGAGCACAAGGCCAAGATAGCTGCTACGATGCGTGGACAGTATGTTACTGACGAGCATAGAGCCAAGATAGCCAATTCAATGAAAGGTAACACCAACTCGAAGAATCATTCCACTCCGGAGTATAAGGAGAAGCATAGCAAGGCAATGAAGGAAGCGTGGGCGAGGCGTAGGGCACGCATGGAAGCTATGTGGGATGCTATGGAAAAGGATGACCAGATGCGCCTACAAGATGATCATTAAAACTTTACATCTTCCCTATAGTATAGTATAATAGAACTGTAGTGATAAAGTAATGCGCATTGTATAAGTTTGGCGAATACCGACTATTCGTTAAATAAATGAATAAGGGCTTTACATCCTCCTCAAATAAGAACATAATACTTGTATTGAATGAATGAAGAGAGAGATGACTATGACTGACCTAAAATACGCAAACCGTTTCGGATATACTGATGTTGAACCATATGAGATCGTCCGTGTTATAAGTGACTTGACTGTCGAAGTTCGTGCAATGCGAGCTGAACGTGATGAGTCTGTCAAACTGAACCACATTCCTGGCGGATTCTTCGCCCATTGCTCAAACCAACAAGATCAGAAGTGGTTCATTACCTCTGATGAGTCTGCTCCGGTTGAACGTATTCGTTACAGCAGGGCAAAAAGACAGTGGCAGGATGCCTACGGCAGTCGCTTCAAGCTTGCTGAAGCTCCTCGCAAATTCTATGACTACAATTTTTAAGTACAGTATGCCGATAAATTAGAAAGAGAGAGATGAGACCATTAAACAGAAATTGATTGACATGGGATGGACACCTCCCCTAGATGATGTGAATCGTGTTGAGGTGATTGATCATACTGGACGTGCATATACTCATTACCTGAAACCTGGTGAAAAGGTGACGATCAGTATGCAAGATGATAATAAAACAATGAAAATCTTTATAGGTGATAAGTAATGAAAGTACCTATAGTAATGGCTTCCGTTTATTCGGAAAGTACTACGAAGGATTATGGGATTAAGGCATAACAAAGGTTATTCATGAGCATGATGGTGATGGAACTTGGAATGAACAAGGGTACGACATTCCCAAAGAGGAAGACAGGGTATGAACGTTGAACTACTATAACGCAAGAATAATCATAAGTGGCCGCGCAGAATATATTGCTCTTGGCACTTTCTCCGCAATGACTGAAGACGATGCTCGAACACAAGCATGGCATATTGTTGCGAATGCTTCTAAAGAATGGCGGAGTAAACTCGGCCAAGGACTCAAAGGTGCGCAGTATTCTGACATTCAAATTGAACAATTGTTTGGGATGGGCGGGAAATGAACGGTGACTACTGTCCAGATAACTGGGTTGTGTTGAGAATTAAACCAGGTAAAGGCGCGTTCCCTATATACAAAGTACTGGCAGGATGGAGTGGTGGTTACACGACCGGCGACAGCTGGCGTATGAATAGCGGTATTACTCGCGTAGAAGATGCTGGTGAGCACTGGAAATTCTATGGTCACAGCGGCAGTTGTTATATATGTCACAAAGAACAGTACCAATTGCGCATGAATACTTCTGGCACCTACGAGCAATTAAGAAAAGAGTTTGAGTCTTTGGTACAAATGATGCCAGAAGATACAGATTGGGAGAATGTGAAATATGACAATGCCAAATGAACGCCAATTAGCAATAAAAAATACTCGAATTTTCTTACTCGGTCTGATGGATCCTAAGAAAACGCCTCGTGTACCGCAAGCAATACGCAAGGAAGCATATCACTGTCTTAAACATTATCCAAGCGAGTACGATATGCTTGAGGTGTCAGAGTCACTCGAGAATCACGAAGCAACTCGCCCTCGTTGCAACTGGTGCACCAGTAGTTTCACCTACTCTACAAACACGACGGGGCCGTGGAGCTTAGATTGGTATCATGAGCGTGGCCTACTAAAGAATGTGTGGATGACTGTAGACACCAAAGAACTTGCTGACCTGCATCAAATAGACATAGGCGAGAAGTATCTTATCGTAGTGGCCTCTGAACACTATGCCGGTGGACGTATTGATATTCGTGGTGACACTGAATCCCTTTATGGCGATGAATATGATGTACGTCCAATGCGTATAGAAGATTGGAATGCGTTCGGTGATTGGTTAGGTACACTTGACACTACATACCAGTGGTCATGTCCGAACCTTCTCAGAGCATTTGAAGATGACACTGGGATAACTATTCGGTGGGCTGAATAACTTTAATGAAAAGCTTTACTTAACAAGTAAAGTGTAGTATAATAAAGTATATGCCGCCTTAGCTCATCTGGTAGAGCAGCTGACTTGTAATCAGCAGGTGATCCGTTCGATTCGGATAGGCGGCTCCAATTTAATTCCTGGAGTTTTGAGAGAAATAGTATGACAAATACCAAGATGATATATGCGCACACTGGTCACAACGATAAAGAATCCGTTGGATATGACGACCTAGTCGACCGTCTTTCTGCCCAGAAGAAAATTGAACAGGATCACGACTACCCTGAAATCGGTGGAAAGGTAACGTCTTATTCTACGCAATATAAGTTTTGCGAAGATGTGTTACTCGATGAGTTGCGATCTTACATCGATAAAACTTACAGCCAACATTATGCTGGTGGTAAGATTCAGGCGACCGAGGACATTATTGACGATGGCCATGGAACAGGGTTCTGTATCGGTAATGCAAAGAAGTATTTAAAACGTTATGGTAAAAAAGGTGAAACTCCTGAAGAGTGGCGTAAGGACATCATTAAAGTGTTACACTACGCATTGATTCAATTATATATCCATGACTTGGAATACAAGCAGTGGGATCCCAGTTAATTCCGAAGTAGCTCAGCGGTAGAGCAGTTGACTGTTAATCAATTGGTCGCTGGTTCGATCCCAGCCTTCGGAGCCATTTTTATATATGAAAGAGTACAGTATGAACGTAAACCTTATCGCCCTCAGCAAGCCGACAGCGTATACTGAATGTTATAGCGCAGAGCAACTAGTAGCATACGCCGCACGAGTAAGCAATCCTGCCAATCAGAACAATACCAAGACCGCTGGTAAGTTAGTGCGATACCTGATTAAAGAGAATCATTGGTCGCCTCTCGAGATGGTGCATATGACTATGGAGATCAAAACTACACGGGACATCTCTCGTCAGATCCTACGTCATAGGTCATTCTCTTTTCAGGAGTTCAGTCAGCGTTATGCCCTCGCGGCCGAATTCGAATATGAAAGAGAAGCGCGTCTACAAGATACGAAGAATCGACAGAATAGTATTGCCAATGATGATGTTGCCTTTCAAGAGAAGTTTAGTATGATTCAGAAGAAAGTACTCGACACGGCTATGGATGCATATGACTGGGCGTTAGATAATGGCATCGCTAAAGAACAGGCAAGGGCATTACTCCCTGAAGGATTGACCGGCACAACGTTATATATGGCCGGTAGTCTAAGATCATGGATTCATTACTGCGAACTTCGGATGGCGAATGGCACGCAGAAAGAGCATATGGATATTGCAAAAAGGTGCTGGGATATCATTGGCCAGCATTTCCCTGATATTGTAAGTGCTATAAGCGAGGATTGATTATGAAATTTGATAAGATGCATCGCAATGAGATACGCGACCTATTGGCGGAGAACGTTCTGCGGGTTACGTTTGATAAGAAGAATGGTGAGAGACGTATAATGACGTGTACTCTTAGGAAAGACATTCTTCCCCCCACTGACACGAAACGAGTATATAAGGAATCTCAGCAATCTATCTCTGTGTGGGATACGAATGCCGCTGGGTGGCGTGCGTTTTGCGTTGAAAATGTAAAGGATATTGAAAAGGTTTCATAATGGGATTATCTATTATTGACGATACTCAGAAGGTGCCGCTTGGTCCAACGGATAATGGAACCTACGCCAAAGCGCAGGGCGGCACTGAGATGATGGCGGCACGCATTGATAAAATCGTCAATGGGCTTGGTCTCTCTGATCAGGTGAACGTGATACACTCGAGAGTACGTCATATAGATTCCAGTAAGAAGAACATCTTAGTATGTCACGACCTATGGAATGACCCTGAAAGTCAACATCTGAAAGATCCCGAGCTGCGTAAACGATTCGAGAAGATAGTCTTCGTGAGCAATCAACAGTTTCAAACCTATCACTTGGCACTGGGGGTGCCATACAGCGAGTCTGCTGTTATCCGCAACGCCATTGATCCAATTGAATTGACAGAGAGCAAGCCTGTTGATCGCGTCAACCTCATCTACCATACAACGCCACATCGTGGGCTAGAGATATTAGTACCCTGTATGGAGATGCTAGCTGGAATACATGGAGACAATATTCACCTAGACGTGTATTCATCATTCAATGCTTATGGATGGGCGGAACGTGATAAGCCATATGAAGGTTTATTTCAACGAATCAAAGATCACCCCCAGATGACCTATCATGGTTATCAACCTAATCACATCGTGCGTGAAGCATTAAAGAAAGCGCATATCTTTGCTTACCCAAATATCTGGCCAGAGACATCGTGTATTGCTGCTATAGAAGCGATGAGCGCTGGGTGTGAAGTGGTATGCCCCAACCACGCTGCCCTCTATGAAACAACAGCTGGCTACGCTACTATGTATCAGTATGACGAGGATCATACAAAACATGCTAACGTATTCATCAACGAGCTAAATGCTACTATTAGCCACCGCATCAACTCCAAGCTAGTACCAGAGAAGGTTGAGTATGCTAAACAGTATATCGATCAGCTATACGGATGGGATCTGAGAGAGTATGAGTGGAGGCAACTACTCAACAGCATAGTTTAAATGGCTATAAGCATATAACAACTCGGTATAAAAAAGGATAAAATAGTCCTTGCCATCTCTTACAATAGGAGTATAATACTTATATTGACTGATGAGATGAGAGAGAGTCGAGTTATGAGAATTATCCTTATTGATGACGTAAAGAATGTTCAAAGCTTCAAGTCTGGTTATGAGTTAGTTGAGTATGAAGCAGGCACCGACCCTTTGGGTGGGTTCTGTCTGATGGGGTTTGACGAGGTTGGAATGTTCTGTACCAACCCCAAATACGCTTTCGTTGGAGGTAAGAGTAATATGTTTAGAGATGAAATTGGCAACTTAGTGAGCGACCTTGTTATGCTGATCGAAGCAGAAGATTGCTACAACGAGACGTACTACAACAGCGAGTACAAAAGAATTACCGAGCGCTTGGCTGAGATAGGGGGGACTGAGATATGACAGTCATGTGTGTGGCATATACTAATCAGTTCGGCGTCAGAATAATTGAGTGGGACGTCGCCAATCCAGAGCAATTGAAGCAGGAACTAGTCAAGAACCTCGGCTTGAGCCCAGATGACATTGAAATCTACGATAAGGATGTGTCATAACGATATATCTTTTGAGTATATACATATAACAACTCGGTATAAAAAAAGATAAAATAGTCCTTTACATATCTGGTCAGAAGAGTATAATACTCGTATTGACTAATGAGAAGAGAGAGATACCCATGACTATGAATGTTTACCAGTTTTCCCTGCCCTATGACTATACTGCTGAAGAGCTGAATATCTGCCGCGAGCTAACCGTGTTTGGTTCAGAGAGCTGGAACTACGCTTGGTTTGAAAAGTTCGAGAAGGTTGCTGTGGTTGATGCGGACTGCCTTTCTGAAATATTCGCGATCATGAACCGTTGGGGCGACGCTGATGAAGCGAAGGTAACACGCCTTGCGCCTTTACATTCTCTGAGTGTTGGGGACATCGTCGAGAAAGACGGCTCTTTCTTTATGGTCGACCGTAGGGGATGGTGTCAGTTAGCGTCTATGGAGGTAGCAGCATAATGTCATTCGCTCCGAGTTCTACTTATTTTAAAGTTGGTGATGGTTCGATCATCGGTATGTTTATTGAGAAAGAGGTGGGAAACCTTTTCGAGTATAGCAAGAACGATGATCCTCTCTTTGTCAATGAAGGCTTCCCCCACAAGATCTGGGTGACTACTGCGCGTGATGGTATTGACCACGGCTTCCGATATGGTCTGGTAAAAAAGACTGTCGCCTATATTGTCACTGATGAAGATGAGTTTGGCCTGCCGGTGGTTGAGAAGTGGGTATTGAAGAATAACGTGGAGTATGTGGAGCGATGATCGATGCATTGGCGTTTTTATTCTTGCTGTTCGTTAGTATTTGGGCTATAGCAACACTTCTAGTGGGGGTGTTCGCTTTGAGGATTATGCTGCCTATTCTTACGATACTAGCGATATACATTTTATACGATTCACCTATATTCAAATAAGAGGCAATACAATGGCTAAAGAACCTGAAAAGTACGAGCGCAAAAAAATTCGCAAGCCGCGAAAGCCTATGTCTCCAGAGCAAAAGGCTGCTGCTATTGAGCGTCTGCGTTTGGCGCGCGAGAAGAGGACCAAAGAAAATCCTCCTCAGTATAAGAATATTCATGAGCTTGTCCTTGCTCTTGATGATGGCCATCCTTTGCACATGAACAAGGTGAAGGAATGGATCAAGACTCAAAGAGAGATTGTTGCTGAAGAGCGCAAGAACGAGCGAAATAATGTAAAGGGCGCAGAAGCGAAGCGAGTGAGGGCCGAAGCATACTCGCGTTCAATGCAGCGCTATCTTGAGGATAGCGTTTGGGTTGACAGCTTTTATGGTGAGTATGGGCAGAATCGTATGCATCGTATCTGTACTACTATGGCATATTATCCGAATGGCGAACCTAAACGAACACAGGGCGTTTTCTATATGGATCTGGGTTATGTGTGGGGCGTTTCTGAAGAGCTTGGCGGCAAGCCTGAATATACGGCAGAGCCTGTACCTGAATCAACATTGGAAAATTTTTTATGAGCAAGGTAATCGACTTCACCAGCCGGCTGGCCGCTAAAGAAGGAAGGGAACAACCGGTCGCAGAAGATGTTATGTCTGCATACGATCAACAGACTGAGGATATAGTGGACGGTTGGATCACCACCCTTCTGGAAGAGATGGAAGATCTAGAACTTACAAATGACAGCGACGAGTTTAGCCGAGATTTCATCTTCGCTACTGAGGCGCTTCGGTCTCTCGTATATCGTACTCGTGGCGCTGGCCATTTTATTCAGAATGTGGCCGATCAAATGATTGAGGTGACGTATAATGAAGAGGCTGATGTGATAGAAGGCGTGTGGCACTTTGACGATGGCAATTCTATAAACTACACCAGCTCAATCCCAGACGAGGAGTAAGAAATGAACAAACTTGATATTATTAATAAGATTAAAGACATTGGATTCTTTCCCGCCAAGGTCAACGGCGAGATTTTGAGAGACGACGTCGTCATCAACAAAGAGGGAAAGGTATTCAAGATTCAAGAGATGATCCCA